TGTTGAATCAATATCGCTTTCTCTTTTTTTAGCGGCATTAGAAGCCCATGTGCCAAGTTTCTCCTCTTGTTTATCTGTCAGTTTTCCACCTTGCTCCATTTCCCATTCCCTGCGCTGCTTCTTGATGGCATCAAGCTCCCTCTGATAGTCCAAGTCAATCTGCCTCAACTTCCTTTCCGTGCCGTCCTCCATGAGGTTGATTTCATCCTGCTGGTTTTTCCGACGAATGGAAAGAAGTTGTTCGGCAAGTTGTTCTTGCTGTTTGAGTTGGTTTTCGGCTTCTTTCTTGGCTTGATTTTCCTGCTTGATTAAAGAACTTCCGGTAATACCACCTAAATCTTTATAGGCTTTCTCGGTCGTTTCTTCCCGTTTTTTGGCTTCTTCATATTGCTTTGAGGTAAACTTTGATTTATCCTTTTCTATCTCAGAAAGTTCCTTTTTAGCGTCTTCCCATTCTTTTTTGGCTTTTTCATAATCTTGTTTGTAGGTAGTCTTGTTAGTACGAGACTTTTGTTCCGTCTCCAGCGCAGACCTAATCAGTCCAAGTTGTTCTTTAGAAAACTCTCCACCAAGAGAGGAAACAATAGCTATTGATTCTTTGCCAGACTTGCCAAGAGCATTCATGGATAAAGTTATTTCATCCAATACGGATTTAATATCTTCATCTTTCATCTCCTTGATGTTTTCGAGGTACGAATTAACTACTGGCTTGGATATTTCGGCTTTCAGCCTGTTCACCACAGATAGTTGCGCATTTATTGCATCCTCTACATTATCTGTTGCCCATCCGTTACCGTCTATATCTACCAATGATGTATATGTGCCTTTTGCGCGAACCTGCCTATAATGATTCAGTTTGTCTTGCTCTATTCTTAAAGAATTTTCTAACGAGGAAGTAGAGCGTTTCGCGTCTTCTTCGGCAATTAGCCTTTTATACTTTACTATGTCTTTTAGGAACTCTGTTTCAGTCGTGTAGTTTTGGAATATTGACGGATATTCCGCTTTCAATTTTTCAAATGCAGCTATCCGCTCCCCATCAGATTTGTTTTGGTCTTGAATTGATGATATTAGACCGTCAACAGCCTGTTTGTGTTCATCTTCTTTCTTAGTATGTTCGTCTAAGATAGCATTAAATCGTTCAGTCGCCTTTTCCGCTTCGGATGTACGGGTTGAAAGCACCCACATGGTAGCAACAAGTCCGGTAACTACTGTAGCCAAAGCGACATAAGGATTTGTCAGCATAGCGGCATTGAGAGCTATCTGTGCTTTCCGTGCCAATACGCGGGCATTGGTCAACGCTATCTCCGCAATGGTGTGTTGGCTTGTGGCAATAGTTGTCAGTATTACAGCAGTACGGTATGCGCCATAGGTGGCAACAAGCCCTACCAATACCTTGCCAACCGTCTCGTAGTTCTGGATAAGCGAAGTAGTGGCTTTGATACCCGACATGATTACACTCTCGCTCGCCTGTCCCATTTCGTTGAAAGCGGCATCCAAAGCATCCTGCATCATGGAAAGCTGTCCGTTGATGGTCTTTGAAGCATTCTCGGACATCTTGTAGAACTTACCTCCTGCGGAAGTCGCGTCAATGAATGCCTGTTGAACCATTTCAGCGGAAACAGCACCTTTGGACATTTCATCTTTCAAAGTTGCGATAGATTTTCCGGTCTTTTCGGAGATAATCTGTAACGGGTTGAATCCAGCGTTTATCATTTGATTCAAATCCTGCCCCATAAGTTTACCCGCTGCTGACATCTGTGAAAATGCCAAAGTTAGCGAATTGAACTTACTGGATTCCCCCATAGAAATATCACTAATGGCTTTCAAGTATTTGATAGTGTCTTCTGCTTGTATGTTAAATCCAAGCATCATCTTTTCTGCTCCAACCATATCTGACATAGTAAGTGGAGAAATCTTAGCCAGCTCCTTGATTTGCGGAATCAGTTGCCCTGCTATATCTTTTCCAACCATAGTCTCAATAGCGGTCTGCATGGATTGAAACTCTCCACGGATACGAATCATTTCAGAACCTAATGCCTTTAATACTCCAGCACCACCAATAACCGCCAATGCTTTCTTCCAAGAAATAGCGATACCTTCGTTAGTTTCTACTACTTGTTTCCCATCATTCTTATAAAGTGTATATTCATCTCGGAGTTTCTTTACGGAAAGACGCGCTTCGGCTTGCTGTTGGGTGAGGTTGAATAAAGCATCCCGTTCTTTACCGAGCGCTCTTTCTTGTTTGCTGATGTGATTAAGCAGTTCTTTATCTTCCCCACCTCTTGAAACGATGTTCTTATATAACTCCTTATTTTTACGAATAGCTGTTTGAAGAGAACCTATGGCACTCTTTTGAGCGATAATCTTCTCTGTGAACCCATTTACAGATTGGGAAGCATCGAAGATTTTCCTTTTGAATCCCGTTTCCATCTCTGCTCCAGCTTTGGCTGCATTAGTCACTAACTCATCCAATCTTTGGTTGGATGCAGCAAGTTGGGCATTCAAAGCCTTAAAAGCGGCAGGAGACCGTGTGCCATCCATGCTCATTAATTCTTGTTTTAACTTCGCGATTTCATTACGAAGCCTTACAACTTCTTCCCAGTCAGACTGTACGCGAAATACAAGTTTTGCCATATATAAAATGATTTTAGTTTATATAAATAGCGCACCCCAACTTAATGAGGTGCGCATTATTATTTAAGCCGCATCTTTACCCAAGAACTTCTCTACAAAGTAAATCTGCCCTTTGCCAGTAACTTTCGTAGTGGTAGTAACCAACACCGAACCATCCGGCTTAGTGATTGATGTTTTCTTCAATTCAAAAAGCCCTAATTTCATGGCTTTCTGTGTCGGTTGATTGTAGTAGTCCCCTTTTTGGCAAAGGTAGCCATTTTCACGCATCCAGCTAAACAAACGATTCTGGCCGATATTCACCCCATTTTGTTGCAGAATCTTAGCAAGTTCTGCAACCAAGCAAGAACGTTGAGAAGTTGAAACGGCATCGGCAAAAAGAACTTTA